CTCGTGTAGTTACAGTAGGTAAAGATACTACAACTATTGTTGATGGTAAAGGTGATACTGATAAAATTGCTGCTCGTATTGAAGAATTACAATCACAAATTGAAAAATCAACTTCACCATACGAAAAAGAAAAATTGCAAGAACGTTTAGCTAAATTTATTGGTGGTGTAGCAGTTGTTCATGTTGGTGGATTTACTGAATCAGAAATGCGTGAGAAAAAAGACCGTGTAGATGATGCACTTCAAGCAACAAAAGCTGCTCTTGAAGAAGGTATCGTACCTGGTGGTGGTGCTGCATTGTTACACGCTCGTGAAAGTATTGAACGTGTAACTGTAGGTGCTGATATTGTTTATAAAGCATGTGCGGCTCCATTTAAGAAAATTCTTGCAAATGCTGGTATTGACCAAGAGTATATTTACCATGCAATGAATGAAGTTAGAACAGCCGACTATTGGGTTGGATATAATTTGAGAACTGATGAGTTTGTTAACATGAACGAAGAAGGTATTATCGATCCAGCTAAAGTAACTCGTACAGCCCTTGAAAATGCAGCTTCAGTAGCTGGTACTATTCTATTAACCGAAGCCGTTGTAGTTGATAAGCCCGAAGAAAAGAAAGGTGATGAGGGGCTTGGAGGTATGATGGGAATGATGTAAATTTAAATCATGCAAGACGCAGTAGACTTAATAGGAAAAACCGTTCATATAGGTGCTATAAAGTATACAATTGTAAAAGTATATTTTGTACCTAATGCTGTTAGTGAAGAACATAATCTGTATTTTGGATTATCTAAACACAACGAAACTACAACAGTGAATTATTCTTATTATAGTCTACTGCCTTACATTAAAAAATCAATTAAGTTATGAAAACAGAAATTCAAGAAAAATTAATTGAATTTGCTCAACGTATTCCCCCTGGTGATCGTTGGCAAGTAATGCATGTTGATGCTGTTCAAAATGGTTTAACAGAAGCATTAGAAGCTTATTATCAAGCCATAGTTACAAAACCTAAAGCATTTCGTTTAGATTTGATTGAGGGAAAACTTTATGGTATCTTCCCAACAGAAGTAAAAATTAAAGAACCTGAAATTAAAAAATATAACATTTATGGGGAACTCGAGTAAAAAACAACATACATTGTGGGTTGAGAAATATCGTTCAGCAACGCTGAATGATTATGTGGGAAATGAGAATATTAAAAAAACTATCCAACAATACCTAGACCAAAATGACATTCAGCATTTTATTTTCTTCGGCCCAGCTGGCACTGGTAAAACTACTCTTGCTAAGCTCATTGTTAATAATCTTGATTGCGATTATCTCTATATTAATGCTTCCGATGAGCGTGGTATTGAAACTATTAGAGATAAGGTACAAGGTTTCGCATCAGTGGCTTCCTTCAAATCACTCAAAGTTATTATCTTGGATGAAGCAGATTTCCTCACAATCCAAGCGCAAGCATCGCTCCGAAACATAATTGAAACATTCTCACGTACTACACGTTTTATTTTAACTTGTAATTTTGTTGAGCGTATTATTGATCCTCTTCAATCACGTTGTCAAGTATTAAAAATTGTACCTCCTTCAAAATCTGATATTGCAAAACATGTTGCTGGAATTTTAGAACAAGAAGAAGTTGAATACGAAGTTGATAATTTAAAAATTGTTGTAAATCAGTTTTATCCTGATCTTCGTAAAATGCTTAATACACTTCAAATGAGTGTTAAGGATAACAAGATTGTAATTGATAAATCAATACTTGTTTCAAATAGCTATATAAATCAGGTATTAAAAGAATTACAACAAAAATCACCTAACTGGAGAACTATTCGACAAATCATTGCCGATTCAAATTCTAGTGATTTTGATGAGTTATATAAGTTTTTATACGATTCAGCAAGCGACTTCGCTCCTGGTAATGAAGGTATGGTAGCAATTTATATAAACGAATATTCTTATCAAGCACAGTTTCGTATTGATAAAGAAATTAATTGTATGGCTTTGATTTCTCGTTTGATTGAATTAGCTAAACCTCAATTACTTAAATGATGGATTTAATTTCAACACACCCTGTTAAAAAACTTGACTTAGGATTTCATGGAAATTTATTTGGTGGAAAATTATTAAGTTGGATTGATGCGGCTGTTGCGGCATATGCTATGGAACGTTGTCATAGTAAAAATATGATTACTATAGCTATTGACAAATGTGTATTCGAAAAACCAGCTAAAGAAGGACAATTAGTTAAAATTTATGCTAATATGTCTAAAATAGGAAACACCTCAGCTACTTTTGAAGTAGAAGCAAGAACATATAATGTTTTTAGAGGAGATGAAGCTCTTGTTTTAAAAACTAATATGACATTTGTTAGAGTAGATGACGAAGGATCTCCAATCCCCGTTTCAGAACAAGTAAAACGTTTATTTAAAACACCAGAATCAAAACTATGAAACATTTCATAGTATATCTTTTAACTTGGATATCAAGTAATTTATCCGTACCGTTCTGGATGGTAGGTCATGTTCATTTAACTATGAATGTATACCAAGATATACATGAAATTCTCATGTCATTTGGCATGAATATTATTGTAGCAATAGGATTTTATCTAGATTATAAAAAATATAAAAATGAGCAAACAACAACAAATGAATCTTAATATTGATATTAAGAACACTCGTCCTGTATTGTCACCTGAAGGCAATGCTGTATTTCAAGAAGGTGTAATCCTTCGTAAAGTATCTCGCTTTGTAACTGGCACTTCCGAAGATGGAATTATTCCGGTTCCAGTATTCTTTGATGTAGTAACCGGTAAAGTATTAGTAGAATTACTCCCTAAAGAATTAAAAGACGAGTTTAGCAATGACAATATTTGATTGGCTGAATCAAATTACATACGATAAAAAATCTTGGGAAGATTTCACAGAAGATCAACAAGAATCGTTTAATTCTTACATGGTTCATAGATTTTTGAGTATGTATGAGGGATATATTGATATCACAAATGTTGTGCAAAGATTCCCTCTTACTGAAAAAAAACTAATATATAACACCTACCGTTCCATGATCCCAAAGAAAAAAATGTTTTTAAAGTACATCAAATCTTCTAAGAAAAAAACCCCATCCACAGTTTTAGAACATATTGCTAATTATTTCACAATTTCTCTAGGAGAAGCAGAAGAGTATACTTATATTCTTCGAAAAGAAGGAGTACATGCAATTTTATTTGAACAAGGGATCCAAGAAAAAGAAATTAAAAAATTATTAAAAGATTTAGTTTTATGATTACAGAAAATACAAGTTATGACCATTCAGGAATCCGTAGAGCCGTTGCAGATTTTGAAAAAACATACCCATCACTTGCTGAAGCATTTAAAGAAACCCAAAAAGAACAATATGAACTTTTTGCTCAAAAAATGATGGATTATGGTTTAAGTAATATCGCTCTTGGTTCTTCACTTGAAGATGCTGAAGATATTAATCTATCATTGACCGGAATTTGGTTGCGTTGTAATGACAAAATAAACCGCTTAAAAAACATGTTAAAGCGTAAAGGTCGCAATTATGTTCAAGATGAACCAATGATTGATAGTTTTGTTGACATTTCTAACTATGGGATTATTGCACAGTTAGTAATGAAAGGTAAGTGGAAGAAGTAAGTTTTGGCTAAAAAGAAAAAAATACCTCAATTAGTAAAGCAGATTAAAAATCAACCTTTACGAGAAATGAATTATGCCTTTGAAAAGGCAATTTCTTATAGTCAATTTTCTGTATTTCAAAGTTGTCCTCGTAAATGGTCTTTACAATATAGAGACGGTCATTACACGTCTGAGTCATCGATTCATATGACTTTCGGTACGGCATTACACGAAACAATACAACATTATATAACAACTATATATGAACAAAGTGGTGCAGCTGCTGATCGAATTGATTTAAAAGACCATTTTGAAGAACGTTTTAGGGAAACCTATTTAAAAAACTACAAATCAAATAACAATACCCATTTCAGTAACTCAGTTGAAATGAATGAGTTTTTTGAAGATGGTTTAGCTATTTTAGATTTTTTAAAGAAAAGACGAAATGGATATTTTGGTAAAAGAGGGTGGTATTTAATAGGATGTGAGTTACCTCTTATAGTTACTCCTAATACACGATACCCAAATATTTTATATAAAGGTTATTTAGATATAGTACTATATAATGAAACTTCCAATAAAATTAAGATCCTTGATATTAAAACTTCTACTAAAGGTTGGGGTGATAAGGAAAAAAAGGATGAAATAAAACAATTCCAATTAATTCTTTATAAGAAATTTTTCTCTCAACAATTTAATATTCCTGTTGATGATATTGACATAGAATTTTTTATCGTAAAACGTAAAATATGGGAAAATAGTGATTTTCCTATTTTACGAATACAAGAATTTAGACCAGCTTCAGGTAAGGTAAAATTAAATAAAGCATATAATGCTATTAATGAATTTATAGGAGAAGTATTTGATACAAATGGATCCCATAATTCAAAAAATCATTTACCTCGACCTTCAGCTCACAATTGTAAATTTTGTCCCTTTAAAGATAAAAAGGAGCTTTGTGATAAGGGATTACTTTAAAAGAATCCCAATATATTTATATACGATAACTAATAATAAAAGCTATGGAAAAAAAAGACATGACGCTAACTAGCGTAAAAGTCAAAAGCGATCTTTTTGACAATTTTAAAATTGCTTGTGTTAAATACAAATTTTCTTTACAAAAACTTGCCGACCGCACTATTCATTTGTATCTTACGGATGAAGATTTTAGAAAAAAAGTACATAATCACAACAATTTAGACATTTAAAAATTTACAATAAATTTACAATAAAGTTATATGAACAATAGTTTTGCTTATCTGCCACCAGAGCAGCGTAAAAAAATTCTACTTATCACAGATGATATTAGAGCACATTCTGGAGTAGCAACAGTTTCTAGAGAAATTGTAATTCACACATCCCAACATTTTAATTGGGTTAACATTGGGGGTTCTATTAAACACCCAGATCAAGGTAAACGATTTGATTTATCTCCATCAACAAATGAACAAGCTGGAATAACAGATTCTTCAGTTATGGTTTATCCTGTTAATGAGTATGGAGGACCAGATGTTCTACGACAAATTATTGCTATTGAAAAACCAGATGCTATAATGTTGGTTACAGATCCACGTTATTTTGTTTGGTTATTTATGATAGAAAATGAAATTCGTAAGAATATTCCTATCGCTTACTTAAATATTTGGGACGATTATCCTGCTCCTGTTTACAATAAAGCATTTTATGAAGCTTGTGATTTGTTAATGGGTATTTCTAAACAAACAGTTAATATTAATAATATTGTTTTAGGAGATAAAGCAAAAAATAAAATTATTCGTTATGTACCTCATGGTTTAAATAGTAATTTTATATTCCCTATAACCTCAGAAAATAAAGAAAAATGGGATGAATTGCAGGAATTTAAGAAAAGAATATTTCAAGGTAAAGAATATGACTTTGTATTGTTCTTTAATTCAAGAAATATCCGTCGCAAACAAATTCCTGATACAATGTTAGCTTATAGGTATTTTATTGATCAATTACCTATTGAAAAAGCTAAAAAATGTGCTTTTGTACTTCATACTGAATTAGTAACTGAACATGGTACAGATTTACCAGCAGTTCAAGAATTGTTATTAAATGGAGAACAATATAATGTAATTTTTACAAACCAGGTTTTTAATACTCATGAAATGAACTTGTTGTATAATTGTACAGATGCTCAAATTCTTCTAACTTCTAATGAAGGTTGGGGTTTAAGTTTAACAGAAGCAATTTTAGTTGGTAACCCAGTTATTGCTAATGTAACTGGAGGTATGCAAGATCAAATGCGTTTCGAAGATGAAAATGGAAATTGGTTTGTTCCAACCCCAGAAATTCCTTCAAACCATACTGGTAAATATAAAAAACATGGAGAATGGGCATTTCCAGTATACCCAACTTCTAGATCAATTCAAGGTTCACCTCCAACTCCTTATATTTTTGACGATAGATGTCGTTCAGAAGATGCTGCCGAACAAATAATGGCCATATATTCTTTGAGTAAAGAAGAACGTAAAACTAAAGGTTTAGTTGGTAGAGAATGGGCTTGTGGAAATGAAGCTGGATTTACTATGACTGAACAAGCAAAAAGAGTTATTGAAGCATTTGATACATTATTTGAAACTTGGAAACCAAGAGAAAAATTTGAATTTATTAATGCTAATGAAGTAGAAGATAGAATTGTTAAACACGAATTGTTATATTAATATGAAACCGTTATTTATTATAAGTTCCCCTTTCGACACATACAGTGGGTATGGTGCTCGTTCACGAGATTTAATTAAAGCTATTGTTAAATCTGATAAGTATAATGTAAGATTATTGTCTCAAAAATGGGGTTCTACTCCATTTGGGTTTTGTGATAATAATCCTGAATGGAAGTTTTTGTATGATTTAGTTTTACCTAATAATCAACTTCCAAAACAACCCGAAATTTGGGCTCAAGTAACTATCCCAAGTGAATTTCAACCTGTAGGAAAATATAATGTTGGTTTTACAGCAGGTATTGAAACTACTATGTGTGCCGGAGATTGGATTGAAGGAATGAATAGAATGGATCTTAACATTGTATCTTCAGAACACTCCAAAAAAATATTTCAAGAAACAACTTTTGAAAAACGAAATAGACATACTAATGCTTTAGAAGGAGAAGTTAAATTACAAAAACCTATTGAAGTATTATTTGAAGGTATTAATATAGATATCTATAAACCTGATGATAAACCTTGTATGGTTGATTTTAATATTCCTGAAAAATTTGCTTATTTGTTTGTTGGTCATTGGATTAATGGAGACCTAGGTGAAGATAGAAAAAATGTAGGTTTGTTAGTTAAAGCGTTTTATGAAACCTTTAAAAATAAACAAAATAAACCTGCACTTATTTTAAAAACATCTCAAGTAAGTTCTTCATATGTTGATAGAGAAGAAATTCTTAAAAAAATTAAAATGATTCGTAAAACTGTAAATTCTAAAAATTTACCTAATGTTTATTTGTTACATGGTGAATTTACAGATGAAGAAATGAATTCTATTTACAATCATTCCAAAGTAAAAGCTATGGTTAGTTTAACTAAAGGTGAAGGTTTTGGTCGTCCATTACTTGAATTTACCTTAAGCCAAAAACCATTAATTACTACAGGATGGTCAGGACAAGTAGATTTTCTTAAACCTGAATTTACTACTTTAATTGGAGGACAATTAACTAATGTTCATCCAAGTGCTGCTAACCAATGGTTATTAGCTGAGTCTCAATGGTTAGCTCCTGACCACGGACAAATAGGACATTTTCTAAAAGATGTTTTTGAAAATTATAAAAATTATACTGAAGGAGCTAAACGTCAGGCATATCATAGTAAAACTAATTTTAGTTGGGATAAAATGAATGAAAAACTAGATGATGTTTTAACAAAAAATATTCCTGAGTTTCCTAAGGAAGCTAAATTAAAGCTTCCTAATATGAAAAAAATTGAATTACCTAAACTAGAAAAAATAAATGGATAACTTAATTAATTGTACACGTTGTGGTTCTGATGCTTGTTACATAGAAGAAGTAAATCAGGATATTAAAACATATTTTTGTTATGGATGTGGATTCCAAACTAATTCATTAATGAAAGTAGGAGAATCATTTTATGAAGAACAAGTAGCTATTTTACCTGAACTTTACAAAGATTTAATGATTGAAGATGAAAATGGTAAGGTTTGGATGCCTTCAACTGTAAATTTACCTCAACAAGGAATGATTTTTGCTAATGGACCTAGTTCAAGAGATTGGAAATGGTCTGCTGTAAAAGCAGTTCCTGTACTAGAAGAAGAAAAAGAAAAATATCCAATCCCCGGTAAAAAAGGAGAGTTCTATGAATATAGAATGGATATGACTACTATAAAAAATTTCAATGAACGTGATTTTATAGAAGCTCTTTCTTATATTGATGTTTTACCTGAATAAAAATAAAATTTATGAAAAAAATATGGTATGCTCCCTATAAATTTGAATCTTATGGGGAAGAAGAAATCAAAGCAGTAGAAGAATCATTACGTTCAGGATGGTTAGGGGGACAAGGACCCAAATCAGTTGAATTTGAAGAAAAAATTGCTAAACGATTTGGTAAAAAATATGGTATATTTGTTAATTCAGGATCATCAGCTTGTTTATTAGCTATTGCCGCTCTAAATCTACCTAAGGGGTGTAAAATTATTACTCCTGCTTGTACATTTTCAACAACATTAGCTCCTATTATTCAGTTGGGTTATAAACCTAAATTTGTAGATGTAGGACTAGATGATTACGTAGCAAATATTGACCAAGTAGTAGCAGCTATTACTCCAGACGTAAAAGCAATTATGTTACCTAATCTAATCGGAAATAAACCAGATTGGAAGCGTTTAAAACAAGAAATTAAATTGTTAGGTAGAACGGATATTATTTTAATTGAAGACTCAGCAGACACAATTACTGAAACTTCAGAATCAGATGTAGCTACAACTAGCTTTTATGCCTCACACGTAATTACAGCTGGTGGAGTAGGAGGAATGGTAATGTTTAATGATAAAAAGCATGTTGCTTTAGCGTTACAATATCGTGATTGGGGTCGTTTAGGTGATGATTCTGAAATTATGGATGATCGTTTTAATCATATAGTAGATGGTATTCCTTACGACCATAAATTCTTATACTCAGTATTAGGATATCATATGAAAGCAAGTGAAATGAATGCTGCTTTTGGTTTAGTTCAACTTCATCGTTTCGAAAAATTTGAACAAATTCGTAGAGCAAACGTTGAACGTTACCTTAAAAATTTACAAGGTGTAGGTGATTTGATTCTACCAGATGATTCTATTAAACCTAATTGGTTAGCTATCCCATTACAGACAGAACGTCGTTTTGAATTGCTTACTTTCCTTGAAAACAATAATATTCAAACCCGTGTAACATTTGCGGGTAATGTAACCCGTCATCCTGCTTATAGAGAGTTCCTACAAGATTTTGAAAATGCAGATACTATTATGAAAAATGGTTTCTTGTTAGGAGCACACCACGGAATGACTATTGAAGATGTAGATTACGTTTGTAATAAAATTAAGGAATTTTACGCGTAATGAAACCTGTAATTCTAGGTAGTGGAATTTTAGGTAAAGAATTAGCCAAACAAACAGGGTGGGACATTCTGTCCCGCTCTGTTGATGGTATTGAATTAACAGATATTACTACTTGGGGTGGTAAATTATTGCCTTATGATACTATTATTAATTGTATTGCTTACACTAATACTTACGATAATAATAAAAAATTACATTGGGATACTAATTACAAAGCTGTTGTTGAATTAATGGATTATTGCAATAATCATAATAAAAAATTAGTTCATGTATCCACAGATTATGTTTATGCAAACTCAGTAAATAGTCCTAATGAAGAAGGTATCCCTGTACATCAATCAACTTATTACGCTTATACAAAATTATTAGCTGATGGTTATATTGAACTTAAAGGTAAAAATTATTTAATTCTTAGAGGAACTCATAAACCTACTCCATTTCCCTATAATCAAGCTTGGACAAACCATTTAGGAAATTTTGATTATATTGATGTTATCACTGATTTTTATATTAAATTAATAGAAAACGATGCTAAAGGTTTATTTAATGTTGGAACCGAATTTAAAAGTATGCATCGTTTAGCTAAAAGAACAAAACCAAATATTAGTCCTGTTTACACTAATGATATTAGAATACCATTAGATGTTAGTATGGATGTTTCAAAATTAAATAAATTTTTAGATGAAAATAAGTTACGCAATTCTAACTCATAATGAAGGTGAATACATCGCCGAATTACTTACGTTATTAACCACGTATAAGCGTGATATAGACGAGATTGTCATTGTTGATGATTACTCCGATGATGAAAAAACTAAGTTTATATTAAACGATTTTAAAGACTTAATTGTTCTTGATTATAGAACATTTGATGGTGATCATACTCAGAAAAATTATCTTAATTCTAAATGTACCGGAGACTATATCCTCCAGCTTGATGCTGATGAATTAGTTAGACCCGAGTTTTTAGAAATGCTTCCTGAATTACTAGAAGAAAATCAGGAAACAGATTTATTTATAATGCCTCGAATTAATACCGTAGAAGGACTAACTCAAGAATATATCCAGAAATGGAAATGGAATGTTAATGAAAAAGGATGGGTTAATTTCCCAGACTGGCAAATGCGTCTTTACAGAAATTGTGATTGGGTAAAATGGGATGGTTTGCTTCATAGTAAAATTGAAGGACATAAAACATATGTTTTTTTACCTACTGAAGAATTATTTTGTATTATTCACCCTAAACAATTAGATAGACAGGTTGCTCAAAACAATTTGTATGATAAAATTGAACAAACTGGTAGAAGTAAATATAAAGTATGAATTTAATTATAGCACCTGCTGGTGATAAATCTCTTTATCTTGAATGGTTAGATGGAAAACCTAATTTTGAATTAGTTTTACTTTACTACGGAGAGGATATTGAAGTAGCTAAATCATATACTAAATATACCCCTCATGTTTATGCTTCTAAAGGTTTTAAATGGTGGTTAATTAAATCTTTTATTGAAGATAATTTAGATTGGATATTTCAGTTTGAATATATTTGGTTTCCGGATGATGATTTAAGTATTAATACCGATAATATTAATAAGTTATTTGAAATTGCTAAAGAATATAAACTTTGGCTTTGTCAACCTTCACTTTTAGGTTATGCTTCTCATAGAATAACTTTGCCTCAAGAAAATTCTTTATTACGTTATACTAATTTCGTTGAAGTAATGGCACCAATAATGAATTTAGATACTGTATTAAAACTTAAAGATACATTTGATGTAAATTATTCATCTTGGGGATTAGATGGAATTTGGTCTTATCTATTAGGTGATCCAAAAGATAAAATTGCTATTATAGATACAATCATAATGACCCATACCAAACCACCAGGCAGTCCAGAATTATACTCAAAAATACCTCATTCATTAGAAATGGATGAACAATTAGCATTTAATAAATTTACAAATGGAATAAAATTTCCACAAAAAGAATATACACAAATTCCCTTATATTAATGAAAAGAAAATACCTACCAACCCTTAGTGAATTAGTAGATAGATTATCTATTATTCAACTTAAAGAAGTATTCATTACTGAACATAAAGATGAATATTCAAAAGAAATAGCTGATATTACTCATGACATTCAATTATTACTTGACGAACAAGATGGTATCATTACAGCCGAAACTATCCGTGCTATAGTTGTATTATCGCAAATGAATTTACATATATGGCACAATGAATCTAATTATCGTAAGGGTATTAAAGACGGTAATAACCTGGAATTAACGCATGGTTTAAATGGTATCCGCAACGTAGCTAAAAATAAAATTCAAGAAGTAGTAGGTGGCCGAAAAGATTATAAAATCGATTGTTTGGCTGCTGATTTTAAAGATTGGGAAATTAGTTGGTAATATGAATAAAAAATTAATTTTTAATATAACATTTCATAATCAGTTAGAACATCTTAAATTTCATTTAGATATAATAACAAAATGGAAATGTAATAATGAAAGTGAATTTGTTATTACAAGTGCTCATAAAGAAAATCTTTCTAATATAGAAGAATATTGTAATTTAAATTTCCCTAATCATAATTTTGATTATCTTTTTATTGAAGATGATCGTGGTTATCATATGGGTACATTAATTAATGTTAATGAAGGAATAAAGTACATAAACAACAATAAACAATATGATTATTTAGTGAATGTTGAAGGAGATAACATGTTTTATGATGAAACTAAATTCTTAAGTTTGTTATCTGAAATGGAAAGTAATGATAAACATTTATTAGTTGTAGATTGGATTACAAGAGGAGGTTATTTATATACTAATTATCCAAACTTACCTAAATATCATGCTCTTACTACATTAAATGTTTATAGTAAATACTTTATAGATAATCATTACCCTTTAGAATATTACAATGATTTAACAGATTTAGGATGGGATAATAACCCAGGAACACCATTTGAAGATTACTTAGGAATGGCTTTTAGTAAAAAACATTTACTTAATTCAGATGATGAAATTTTAGAATATTT